TGGAATCTCTGTACAAGACGAAGATGACGCTCTTCGTGAAGAGAAATTGTGTGACGACGATGAGAAGTTTTATAAGCGTGGTGGCAACGTCAAAGGACTTTTAAAATGCCTTGATCATGATTCGATTATAGCCCCAAAAACATCTGCTAGGCTGCCGAAGAAGAAGGCGTTCACTCCGAAGGAGGCTGCACAGTACTTGCATTATCGTGATATGGAGCGTAAGCTTGGGAAGGCCTATTACCCATCTGGATTTTGGAAGAGCATCGGTTTGTGCCGTCCTACCAAGAAAGTAATTGAAAAGGTCTGCGCTGAAACAAATCATTCGGCTTATGAATTTGACTTGGCTATTATAAATCCGAGCACCCGCCAGTCCATCATTGCATTGTTATTGCGAGCTGGAGTCGAGCCTAATCCAGGGCCCAATGTTTTCACCAATTTCACTTCTGGTGTGGTTCGAACTTCCATCTTTAGTGACAACACTGTTAACTCCATCGTTTTTATTGACCGTCCAGCCTTTGCGTCTTCATGGACTTTTCCTCTCTATTCTCCTGGCACTGAGCCTCATTTACTTGCTGATAACAATTTCATTGACTCCTATATAGTTTCATTACGGGAATTGTGTTCGCGCGCTGGTGTTCCCGATAACATCTCCGCCGAACATTTGACTGCTCTCCGAAGTCTGCTGTTGCAGCATGGTGTTGAATCAAATCCTGGGCCTAAGGGATATTCTTCAAAACGCGTTGATGATTCAAAGTATAAGAAATGCAGTCCGGCAGATCGTGAGGTGAAGAGACATGCTGCTGTAGTCTCTACCAGCGGTTACGCCGATGTGATCACCAACGAAACCGTTGGAACTTTTTGCTCATCCACTGTTGCCGCTGACCTGTGTCCGAAACTTAAAGGTGGGTTTACTTCTTCTCAGTGTGTGTTGTTCGACATACGTTCTGGTCGTGACCGTGCAACGTGCACCATGTGTAAGGAATGTGGTGAACAGGCCACTGTGTGCCCCTATTGTTCAAAATTCTTTCACAAGTCATTAAACCATTCATGTGTCTCGTCCACTGTACCTAGCCGGGTTCTCGACGCATTGTTTCCCCAATTGCCTGCTGCGGTGTCCAAGCCTTTAAAAGCTCCGGCACCAGTCGAATTCAACGAAGGATCGTGTCCTACTGTGTTGCCATCTTCTCCACCTTCGTTGTCCTCTTCCAGTGCCGCTTCTGTTTCATTCTTGTCTTCCAGTGACTTACAAAGAAATAAAGAAGCTCTTAAAGCCCTTCGTTCTCTTGGTGTCAGTTCTGACTGTTCCTCAGGGGAAATTAGTGTGTCGTTACCTTCCTCTTCCACTTCTTCATTGTGTACCACGGTGCCTGCCGTGAGGGCGTCCGACCTCAGTGCACCCAACTCTTCTCCTTCATCTTCTGCGGTTTCACGAGTTGTTTCTGACTTCAGTGTGTCCACATCTCCTTCTTTGTCGACTGTTATTCCACCAGTTGGTGCTCGTTCTGTGCCTGACCGGTTCTTTCATGATATCATTGTTTCACAATCTGATAGTGAAGGTCTTGGCCAAGTGTCTACCCAATTTGGCAGACTGAACAAGCTTGACAAACTTCCGCCACATGTTTACTCTTCTGATAAGATGTGTGGATTCGAACATGGCATTGTGCCTGATCCTGCTGACAAGAAGGAAGCTAGATTACCAACTCTCCGAGGTCAGTTGGTGCCCGACTATGCTATTTCTGACATTTTGTCGAGTTCCTCTGGAGTCGACTTGAGCCTCTGCAATATGAGGCTCACTCGATGCGACCTCAACTTTCTTGAAGATGTTCGTTTGACAACCAATAAACCCGTTGAAATTGATTCTTCGCCCTTTGAAGTTCTACAATATTCTTTAATTCCAAGTGTGCATATATTTTTGACGTTAAGGATGTTGGTTTTCCAACTTTTTGCGATGGTTTTTGGTTCTTATTGGTTTAGAAACTCCTCAAATCCTTATTTTTGCGGGGTTTGGAATTTCTGTTACCATATTTTTGTTTCTTCTGTGCAGTCCGTGGTGTTCCCGACACAGCATTTTGTCGCTCCTGAATTTTCGTTTGTTGATGGCATATTTGCTGTTGTTCTTCACTGGGTCTGTGTTGTTGGGTTTTTCTATAGCTGCT